GGCCACCAGCCCGTGTGTAATAGAAGCTCTGCTAACTGTCGCCGGATAGTTCCGGCACGGTAAAAGTTGCCGGCTCGCTGTCCACTACTTCTAGGTTCTCAATGGTGTTAATGAACGCGTCAAGCGATGCGGGCACAATGATGCCAGAGCGTTGGCTGGCCTCGTAAGCCATAAAGGCTAAGTCTTCCATGCCAACGCCCGAGCCTAGGTCACTTGCGCGACGCTTAAAGCGTCGTTCCCACGCAACAATGACGGCAAGGTTAGTGGTGACCTCGTAGGCGTCCTCGTTTTGTCTTTGTACTTTGAGCCTTAACTGCATGTCGGGCTACCTTTCAGCTTGTTTGTTTTTAGGATACGTCAACGGTGTAGGTGCCGCCGCGGATAACAATATCCATGGTGGCTAGTTCGCCCATTGAGGCGTTCATAACTGGCAGCGTTTCAAGATATCCGCCCGAGATGGTGAAGCCGGGGTTTGTGGCCGAGTACGTACCGGGTGTTAATGGTGCAGCTGGCGAAACAATAATAGTTGCGATTTGTGTACCAACAAGAGTGCTTAGTGTTGCGTACGACTCGCTCGCTGCGTAGCTCGCATACATTGTCAACGTAAGTTCATTGGACTGAAGGCCAGCGGTGTAAACGCGAGCAGTGCCACCAAATGCGGTGCTTTCAAGTGCTTCCACCGTGTAGTTCAATGTCACGCTTGTGCACTGGTCTGACACGTTAACCGCGCCGATGAGAACGTCTGGATTTGAGAGATAGGTACTAGTTGCCATGGGGTTTACTCCTCGGGGTTTTCTTCTGCTTCTGTTTTAGCAGATTTTGCGGGCTTAGTGTGTGATTTCTCGACAATGAAACCGCCAGCCAAAAGGTAGGCGACATCGTGGCCGTCTGGGTTAAAAGGTTCGCCGACAATGCCGACTCTGGGACTGTTTACTACGTACATATTTTCCTAACCGGTTTGGGCCTGCATGGCTATGGTCAAGTCGTAGGCCGGATACTCAGCACCACCAATAATGGCGATAGTTGGGCGGCCGTCCTGCACACCAACTTTAGCGCCAATGACCTTGGCGGCAAGGTTCATAAGTGACCGTTGCGCGTCTAGGTTGTTTGGGCCAAGAGTGATGCAGCGCACGGGAAACAACATTTTTACGATGTTAAAGTTAAACGCCTCGAATGTTGGCGCGTCAATAAATACACATGGCGGCACAAGGTTGCGCGGGTCAGAGACCACCTGTAGACCGCTAACTGCCGTGAGCGTTGCCACTAGGTCGTCTAAAGCCTCGTTAAAAAGGTCTGTAAAGGCCACTGGCATGCGCTAGGCCACTTGCGGTCTGTCAATGCCAAGCAGTTGTTTGATGACGCCTGAGAGGCCTGTAACGGTTACCGCGCCACCGTCGCCAAAACTGGCGAACGAGTCAATGCTGCCGCGTTGGCGGTACAACATGCCGCCGTATTGAATGGTGCCAAGCGTTACGTCACCGCTCGGGCTACTGCTTGGGCTATCTATCCAGCCAGACTCTTGACGTCGGCGAAAACAAAAAGCGTTCGCAGCTGACGCGCACTGCGTCAAGAATGTTGTATCGGCGGCCGTGGCTGTTCCAATGCCTAACCAGTCTTCAATTTGCCCGGCTGTAATCCAAGTGCATGTAGGCGCATACGTAAGCGTGCCGGTGGCTGGGCCACGCTCGACGTCTGCCGCCGTTAAAGCAAACAAGACTTGGTTAGGTATTGGCAAGTCGTAGTTATAAAGCAGGTCGCCGTACTCGTCTACGCCTAAATAATAAAACTGCGGGCAAGCATAGACAGTGCGCGTGCCGTTGAATGTTGCGTCAACGGCCGCGACTGTAATGCTGTCGCCGGGCTGTACCAGCGCGTTCGTAAGCAGTTGCAAAACGCCGTAGTTGTCAACGATTTGCTTATGCGTGATTGAGTAAACCGCCATGGCGGTAGCCCGCCTTTCGGGTTATGCGTTTACGAGCTTGACAAACTTGGTTGCGTCTGCCATGAAGACAGCTGCGTAACCGCGGAACGCAATAGTGCGGCCAAGCGTGCTTGGTACGTCGACTGAAATTGCGCCTTTCATCTGCTCGTAAAACTCGAAGCCAGCGGCAGCGCCAGCGGCGTGACCAACTACACCGGAAAGTGTGCCGGTCGTGGTTCCGCCTGCCATGTTTTTGTCTACTACGAGTGACAAGCCAAGTGGGTTGCCGTTCCATGAAGTTGCAGACTGTGTGCCTGCTGCGTTGTAGCCACCAAGTCCGGGTGCGCCAACAAATGGGAATACCGGCCTGTTGTCGCCGTCTACGGCCATACCAAGTTTTGCCCATGTCACGGGTGACACGACGTAATGGGTTGGCAAGTAGTTGCTGGTGTTTGAGATTTGGTAAGCGGCACCATACACAGCCTCAACGATGTCTTGGCCTGAAAAACTGCTGAGCGTCTCGGTTTGTGTGGTTTGTGCTACCAACTGGTCTACTGCGTAGTTGTCAGTTGCTTGGCCGTAAGCGATTGCCAACTGCTCAAGAATGATGTTGATTGAAGCGGGGTCTGTCCAGTCAAGGTCTTGTTCGGAAACTGTTACGTAAGTTCCAAACGTAAGCTTGCTGATATCCGTGTTAGACACGGTTACGGTTGACGGGTCGAGCTGATTGAGTTGGCCTGTTGGTTGCTGTGTAACGGTTGGACGTACAGTGATTTTTGGACGGCGGAATGTTGCGCCAGCGGTCGGCATTGCTTTTGTTCCGATTGCGGAAACGAAAGGCCTAATGGGGTTGAGCGAGTCGTACACACTGCCGGTGATAATTTGTGGAAGAATACCGGGTGTATCGGCGGTGGTGATGTCTGGCGCAGCTGCGTGAATACGTGCGTTCATTTCAGCAAACGCGCTGCTGCCTGCTGCCATTGCTGCGATGTATTCGCTAGGTGATGGCAACTTGAATTGTGGTTTAGCAGTTGCCCACAAAGGAGCTGTAGGTGTTGATGCCTCTACTACTGGTGCTTGGTTTTCCGACACGGTTAACTCCTCTTGGGTTTCTGTTGTTTCTTCTTCGGTTTCGTTCTCGTCGGTGTCGGGTTCCGTCTCTGGTAATCCTATATCAGACTGTGCAGCAATTTGGTGGATTTTCGCATCGGCAAACGCGCCTTCGGAAACCATGCTTAACTCTGACCAGATACTTGCAGTGACGTGCATAACGCCGTCTACCATTGTCCACTCTGTCGGGGTTGCCCCAACTGAGACCGAATCAAGCACGCCGTCTTGTGCGAGTGTGAGACTTTCGTCGCCGGCACGGGTGGCCGAGATACGAGCTGCAAACATGACGCCTTCGGGTGTTTCTACACGCTCGGTCACAATGCCAATGGGCTTAGTCGAGTCGTGGTACTGCATGAGTTTTGGCGCAGGGCCGTCAACTGGCAAACTGCCCGGCATAAAAAGTACTTCTTGCCCGGTACTGGTACGTGCAGCCACGTTATATGGGGCGGCTAAACCGTAAATTGTGCGCTTAGGTGTAGCGCCTTTTGCGGCCTCGACAGTAAAAGAGCTGGGGGTAAACCTAATCATTTCTAACCTCGCTTGGGTAATTCATTGGGTTTTGGTTTGCGGTTGGCATTGAGATTTCTTCTTCTACGTCTATTTCGCCCATGTAGGACTCTGACAAATAAGACTCGACGTCAAACTTAACGTAAGTGCCGTGGGGCAATACGTTGTCACTAGACAATGTTTCGCTGATGCAGTCAATAAAAGCCTTGGCGCCAAATAGGTAAAGGTCGGCGCGTGCGCCTTGTGACGTGGTGTATTGGTAACTGCCTTGGTCAATGCCAGCAAGGTAGTTGGGGATATTGGCGGCCCGGCAGAGTTCGCGGGCTTGGAAGTCGCGGGACTCTACCAACATCATTTTGTCGGGTGTTGCGGTAGTGGCCTCGTATGTTAAAGACTCCGAAAGTGCCGCCGTCTGGTTTGTCATTCTGGCCGCGTTAAAAAGTGATGCCAAGTCGGCAAGTTCTTGGCCGCTTAAAGGCTCGCCCGAGATTTGCCGAAGCACACCGGCCGGTATGGCGCTTTCGGCATTGCGTCGTGCGCTTTCGGTTAGGCGAAGCGCGGTTTGTATTGCATCGTTTGACGTGTAAAGCAAACCTTGGATTGGTGAAAGAAACTGCACTAAGTTTTCCGACTCAATAGGCAAACCCGAAAAGAAAACTTGGTTAGACGGGCCAAACCATACTGGCCCGGCTTGGTCTTGGGTGGTGACCATTGCGGCTGGTAGGCGCTCAAATGAGGCGGGGTAACCGTCGGCAGTTCTAGATTTTACATAAAGAAACGCACGTCCATAGAAAAAAAGGTCATCAAATAACCAACTTAGACAAAAGTTATTTGGCACGTCGGGGTCTAGTCGAGCAAGCCAAGCGCGGGGGGCAAGTGGGACGGGTTCCATTTCTTCGCCGTTCCAAATGTCGCGGTACATCTCAAGTTTTAGGCAACCAACAACGCTGGCCATAAGGTCACGAGCGCGGGAGATAGTCGGGACGCTCATAGCGATTTGGCGCATTTCGCCATTGGTGTACGCATAGAAATTGTTTATTTGAGTGGCGCCAGAGTTTCCGCCGTAGCCATAACCAACGGCAGCTTTAACCTCGGGGTCAACTGACGTGCCGAGTGCAGCAACTTTGTTACGTCCAAATAAAGCCATGTGGATATCTTGCCATTTCCTATGTGGGTAAATGTGGATAACCGACCAAATCCCGACGAAATGGCCGGCTGTCCACAAGTCAGTGTACTACCTGCTGATAACAAGTAAAGGTTTGCCGGCAGAACTTGGGCGCGACTCTAGAGCAGCGGCCCATACCATGCACCGGGCTAACTCGATTGGCCCCGGGCTACGGGTAGAGCTGAGCGCCACACTGCCTTGGTGTTTAATCATGACGGCGCGCTCAACATGCTCGGCTAATAGTTTTTCGCCAGTCTGGCCGATGCGGTTTTCTACAATTAGCGACCGGACGGCAAGAGTCCATTTCAGTAGCTCGCGGTAGCCAACGATGGTGCGCCGGCGCTCATACTTGGGCGGGCAATGGGTTTCCAAGACTGGCGTTATTGCGATGCGCAGCTGCGGGTTACGTTCTACTTCGCGCTCAACGCACGCCCACATTTCGGCCATGTTGTCTACGTCAAAAGCAGTAGTTATTACGGTCTTGTTTTCTACGCGCACGGCACGCACGCCCACATACCGTGCCTCGTCTATTGACTGCTCGATGGCAAGTACACCGCCGGCTGGGACTTCGCCTGTATAAAGGCAGGCTTCCCATAGGCCGTTTTCTAACCAGCCAGAGTGTGAGCTAGTCCAAGTGTTGACCGAGCCACGTAGAAACGCGTTGCGGTTTGGTGCCTTGGCTTCAGCCTCAATA